AATTGCCGTACGATTTGAAAATAGCTATGACGACTACGAAGAAGACGACGACTAGTAGTAGTAGAAAACCCCCATCAACAACTACTAAAAAACCAGTCGCAAAAAAGACAACGACTCCTAAAATCATAAAACCTGCAGAAAAGATCGAACTGAGTCCTAGTTCTTATGTTCATGAAATTTTTGCTGCTGTTGTTGCAGAAAGAACCAAAGATAAAAAAATTGGTATTCTTCAACAATATAACGAAAATTTCATTAAATCTCTTTTGATTTGGAATTTTGACCCAAGTATTCAGTCAGTTCTTCCTGAGGGTGATGTTCCTATCCAATCCAAGGAAGACGCAGAAAAAAATCCATCTTCAAACATTCGTAAAGAATGGTCTAAGTTTTTTAACTTTGTAAAAGGTGGTAATGATGCAATGAATAAACTTCGTAAAGAAACGATGTTTATCAATATGTTGGAGTCTTTTCATCCAGGAGAGGCTGAAGTGTTGTGCCTTGTAAAGGATAAGAAGTTACAAACTAAATATAATATTACCAAAGAACTTGTTTCCGAGGCGTATCCTGATATTCAATGGGGGAATCGTTCCTGAGATGGGTAAAGGTATTAATATTATTCATGTGAATTGTGACCCATCTGTAGCTAAAGATATTTCTCTTCCAAGAGATTCCTATCTGGTAACTTATGGGGATGACAATGAAGAACGATTTGATGTCGTTCAAGGACTCCAAAGTGATATTTTTGATCACTATTGGGACAAATATCGTGATTTTAGAGGAATGAAATGGACAGAGGGAAAAGCGAACCCAAAGATGTGGAACTATCAACCACCAGAGAAGAAAAAGAAAAAGTAATCTCTGGTGATATGAACATCGAGATGAATCTTGATGCAATTAAAGATGTGAAAAAGCAGTACAAAAAAATCAAAAGGTATATGCGATCTTCTATTTTCACTGTAGCCATGATGGATGGAAACGAAAAAATTGTAAACCGTTTACTAAAGGACCAGGAGGATAATCCTACATAAATGGGAAAACACTATCTTCTTAACTTATTTGGATGCTCATTCGCTCATTTGAACGATGAGCATTTTCTTATGGATCTTTTAGAAAACGCAGCTGCAGCAAGTGGTGCAACTGTATGTCAAACTATCTTTAAAAAATTTGATCCACAAGGAGTTACGGTATTGTGTTTGTTATCCGAAAGTCACATAAGTATTCATACATGGCCAGAATCTGGTAAAGCCGCATGTGATGTGTATACTTGTGGAGATTGTAATCCAAAAATTGGGTGTGATATAATCATTCAACAACTAAATGCAACAAATCATACCCTAAGTTATATTGAAAGGTGATATAATTAGATTCTAAATAATCCTATATGGAGATTACCCATGCTCTCTACACAATATCGCCTGCGCTTAGAAGGCATCTGCAGAAAAATTGTCTTAGGTGAAGCGGTAGGTTTAGAAGAAATGATCTGGGCAGAGAAGTTAGCAAAAGCTAATCGCACTGCTGGCACCATGCTACGTCAAGCAAGACGCAAAGCAGAAAACCCAGACATGCAAGATGGTGATATGGATGACTTTTTAAATCAACTTGATATCGGTGGTTTAGGTCATGAACGCTTTGGTAAACGTGGTTTTGATAGTATTGATGATATGGTTGACTGGTGGACTGATGGTAGAGATAAACCAGATGACTGGAGGCAACGTGACTGATGACTTACGAAGAGTTTGTTAATAAAAGTTCAGAACATTATATGGATATGGTGCGATTGATTGATATTAAACAAAAACATCGTATGAAACTCACCGAAGAAGAAAAAGAAATACATGCACATATCATGGAGTTTCAACAACAAACGAAACTAAATGAGTTAAGAGATAAGTTTGAAAAGTGTTTTGAAATAGAAGAATGAAACACACTATAATACTTTCACTTTGTTTTCTGCCACTTGCGATAATCTATGTTATAATGAAAGTATCTGTCTGGTTGTCCTCTAGCGTATCAGAAGTCAATTATGTCCGAGAAGATTCCAAACGAGAACACGGACCCTACGTGGAAGACCCATATGGAGATTCTGATGAAGAGAATGAAACAAACTGAGATTGCGGAGAAAATAGATAAAGCCTTGTTTGAATGGTATTTTGAGAGAGGGATGGAAGTGCCAGATTGGAAAACCCAAAAAGATCCTCAATGGTGGAAAGATTACTTAAAAGAACTTGAAGAAGAGTAGGTATAAATTTTTGTTAAGGTTTCCTGACAAAGTGTATAGATAATAGTATAATATATGAGGTGATACAAATGAACGAAAACTCCTTTATTATGAGATTCTTTGTGCGTGGAGGTTATTATGCACAATCTTATTTCTTACAATCAAATGGCTGAATGGAAACATTTTGAAGAAACTGTAGATAAATGTAATGATGAATTAGATTTGGTCAATGATTATTTTAATTGTTTAATTGAGTGTGATGATGACCAACAAACATGTAAACGAATATGTAAAAATATTCTTGTTTATTAATATTGATTAATCTAGAGAGGGAGAAATCCCTCTCTTTTTGCTTGACACCATAAAGTAAATCCTCTATAATCGCATTATATAATCACCCTTATCATGGATTACAAACCCTATTCCCCAGAATGGAATCGTAAAAGATACCTTCGGGAAGCCCTTGAAACTTACTTCAATGATTACGTTGACGTTGAAGTAATTTACAATGATCTCATGGATATTCTGCATGAAAGATCTGAACAAGCATATGCAGAATTTAGTCGCATAAATGAATTAGAAGCCAAAATAAACAGTGTCACATAATCATAACTATGAATCTATGCCAAACTGGGTAATATGGACAGGCATAGGTCTCATGGTGTTTACAGTTTTTTGTTTTGTTTTAATGACCTTTGGAATGATTTATGGAGGTTAAGTTAGGTAAATTTGTAACATAAGTTACAGAATAACTTGCCTAGATAGTAAGAATAGGAGTATACTAATCTCCTAACGTTCATCCTATGACTAAAGCACTTTTGCTTTTGGCATGGGTTCCACTTCTTTCTGTTTCAACGCCACAACCCAAATCATACCCTGTGACTATAAGTTGTGACGCCGCGTGGGAACTAATGGACATCGTTAAAAACGACGATGTAGTAAATCAAAGAATGGAAGACCGATTGCTTTTAGAACTCCGAAAGGATGTTATCAAAAGGTGCTAAAAATTAAATAGGACGCAAGTAAGCCGACTCGGAACGGATCGTTCATCTATGGAACAACTTTTATTGACCTGTTTACAGGCACAAATGATCATGAAAAACGTTAGTAATCATCCAGTACTTGATGATCAGATAAAATCTGAAATCATTTTTGAAGTTAAGAAGATTACTAGAAAAAGTTGTAACTTAGACGCAAAAGCCGACTGAAGGAACGGGAATTAAAACCTCTCATTTCTTTAGGAGAAAACCAATGTCCAAAGTCGTTTATCGCGGTGTTGAGTATGATACTGAGAAGCGTATCTCTTATCAACAACAGATGATGCAACAACCCCAACAGTATAACGAAAACTATCGTGGTGTTCGTTTTGTAAAGGAGGGACATAAGTGATTCAGAAACTCAACTTCCTACAACTTATTAAAGAACAAAAACAAAAAGAAAATCGTCGTCATCAAGCACAACTAGCACAACTTGTTGGAGCAAAGTAATGGCACAAATTGTCCTTTCCATATCAGCTGGAATTGTTCTAACTACAATGTTACTATCCTTTTATATTCAGTGGCTTTATAAGTGATGGATTACCATTATCATCATGATGATATGGATAAGGATAGTAGACCACCCGCTTGTTATCAACTAACTTATAGGGGATGCAAGTATTGGTCTTGTTATCGTATACATTTAAGAGAATGGTTTGAAAAGATGATGTCTTTTCAGCCAATATTTAACAGGAAGGGTTGATCCCTTCCTTTTTTTGTGTTAAAATTAATAGAGAACACTTATGGTTATGGATAAAGAAAAACTCAAATTGATTGTAAAGAATCTGGAGTCTCTGGTAGAATGTCTCAAGTCTGAAGTATATTCGGATCCAGATTCTTACAGACAAGTAAGAGAAAATACAAATCACATCTCAGATTACGATGAGGTGTTTGATGACGACGGCTACCCAGATTGAGGAATTAAATGACTGTACGACTTATTTCTATTACCCCTGACGCAGAAAAGACCATGGCGTACATTGCCAGGGTCTCTAACCCCGCTAATCAAGAGAACGAGAACTATGCTCGTCTTCTTGCTTACTGCATCAAACACAACCACTGGAGTGTGTTTGAACAAGCTACAATGACTCTGGAAATTGAAACAACTCGCGGTATCGCAGCCCAGATTTTGCGTCATCGTTCATTCACTTTCCAAGAGTTTTCTCAACGATATGCTGATTCTTCTTTACTTGCGGAGACGATTCCAGTCCCAGAACTTCGTCGTCAAGATACCAAAAATCGTCAGAACTCTGTTGATGACTTGGATCCTGAGTTTGTAGAATTAGCTAATAAACAGATTGAAACCCACTTTGCTCAAGGTATGAGTCTTTATCAACACCTTCTTGATAGTGGTGTTGCAAAGGAATGTGCTCGTTTTATTCTCCCTCTTGCAACTCCAACTCGTATCTATATGACCGGTTCTTGCCGTTCTTGGATTCATTATATCAATCTCCGTTCCGCAAATGGAACTCAAAAAGAACACATGGATATCGCTCTTGATTGTAAGAGAGTGTTTACCGAACAATTCCCTTCAGTTGCAGAAGCTCTGGAGTGGTGATATATACCAATGTCGTCTAAGGAGATAACATGTACTACCAAACTAAAGCCGTATCAAAAGACGATGCTTGGACTACCTGCACAATCGTTGATACAACAGAAAACAATTATATTATAGAATATAATGAAGATGGTAAATTTTTGACAAAAGAAATTAGACCAGAAGAACTTCAAAAATTAGATTATTCAGAACTTGAAATCAGTCAATAAGATGTCCGTTTCTATTATAACTGCATGTAAAAACAGAGCTAAACCTTTGGCTATATCCATGGCTTCGTGGATGCAATTTGATGAGGTTGAAGAAATCATAGTAACTAATTGGAACTCCGATAAACCTATAGATCATCTAACTATATTGAGTGAAAAAGTAAAAATAATCAATGTAAAAGATGAACCTTACTTTAATCAACCTCAACCACTAAATTTAGCCGCATCTCTAGTTAAAACCGAACATCTTTTAAAATTAGATTGTGATCACATTCTAAATCCATATTTTAATTTTTTTGATCTACATCAACCAAATAATGATTCGTTTATATCTGGATCCAATAGTTTATTGAAAGGACTGGATTCTTATTTTTTACATCCCCTTTGGGGACTCTTATATGTAAACACTGAAATCTTTAGGAAAGTCGGTGGATATAACGAAAATATGGGTAAGTATTATGCAGTAGAAGATGACGAGTTAGCTGTAAGACTGATCTCATATGGTCTTAATCCAATATTGATAGACATTCAGAAATTAACAGCATTACATATTCCACATTCCAATAAAGATCGAGTAAAAAACTTTGAATCATTCGAAAGCATATCTAAAATTCTAAGTGAATTCGGTAAAGATTTCTTAGGAGATGATCTTTACACTTACATGGCAAAACTATGTAAAGATAAAAATCATAATGTTTATCCTACATCTGCTAGGATGATGGAAATCCTTGACTTACAAGAAAAAAACAAATATAGTAAAGAGGTAGAAATAGATGTAGAGTGGTATTCGGAACCAATCTATAAATGGGAAATAACCCAAGTAAATGATCAAATATATGAAGCGGTTAAAGTATGAGTGTTTCTATTATATCTGCATGTAAAAACAGAGGTGAGGCTTTAGCCGTATCCATAAGTTCATGGATTCAATTTGATGAAGTTGAAGAAATTATCGTCACGGATTGGAATTCCGATAAACCTGTATCGCATTTAACTCGATTGGATAGTAGGATTAAAGTTATTACCGTTCCATGGGAACCTTACTTCAATCAACCTCAACCACTAAACTTAGCTGCATCTCTAGTTAAGAGTGATTATATTTTAAAGTTGGATTCGGATACAGTTATGAATCCATATTACAACTTCTTTGATCACCATACCATTGACAATAATTCATTCTTGACTGGAACTGATGAGACATGGCACTTTACTCATGAAGAATTAGACCCAAAACATGTTTATCAAAAATACAAATATATAAAACCACTTTGGGGTACTATGTACATATCTAGAGAAAATTACTTCAAAGTTGGTGGATATAATGAAAATATGAATAAATTTGCTGCTTGGGAAGATACCGAAATATATGAAAGGTTACTAATTTTAGGCCTAGAACATATAAACATTAAATTTAACGAAAAAACCCTCTTCTCATTACCACATGAAACAAAAAAACGTGTGGAAAACTTTAAAGCGTATTGTGAAAACAAACATATAGAAGTTGCAATTAGAGATCACATTAAAAAATACAATAATATCGATAATGATAACGTTGTACACAGATTAATCCTAGAAAAACATAATAGAATCAATTACAAGAAATTTAAACTAAAAAAAGATAGTGACTATTATGTGGAACCTATAGTAAAATGGGACATACAACAAGACTCTGATCAACACTATACTGCATATAAAATTGCACAATAAATAAATCATATTGAAATTTATTACTTAAATGGCGACTTATCCTGTTATTAACAAGTCCACTGGAGAACAAAAAGAAGTGACGATGAGCGTTCACGAATGGTCTCAGTGGAAGATTGATAATCCAGATTGGGACAGAGATTGGAGCGATCCATCTACCTGTCCTAGTGCTGGTGAAGTAGGCGAGTGGAAAGACAAGCTCATATCCAGAAATCCAGGCTGGAATGATGTTCTTCACAAAGCCTCTAAAGCACCTGGTTCTAAAGTAAAGAAAATCTAATGCCAAGATCAAGAAAGACCTCTAACAGCAACATTGGAATTGGTATGAGCGCAAAGCAAATGCGTCGCAAAAAACCAATTAATTCGGATCTGATGGTGGATATTTCACCACTTACGGACAATCAACAGAAGTTTTTTGATGAGTATAAAAAAGGTAAAAATATTTTTGCCTATGGTGCTGCTGGTACAGGTAAAACTTTTGTAGGACTTTATCTTGCACTCAAGGATGTTCTAGATGAAAGAACTCTTTATGAGAAGGTTTACATTGTTCGTTCTCTTGTCTCCACTCGTGAGATTGGTTTTCTTCCTGGAGATCATGAAGACAAGGCTGCACTTTATCAGATTCCTTATAAGAACATGTGTAAGTACATGTTTGAACTTCCATCGGATGCAGACTTTGAAATGCTTTACGGAAATCTTAAAGCTCAAGAAACTATCTCATTCTGGTCCACATCATTCATTCGTGGCACTACACTAGATAATGCAATTGTTCTTGTTGATGAAATGCAAAACTTGAATTTCCATGAACTTGATAGTATAATTACACGTATCGGTGAAAATAGTAAGATTATGTTCTGTGGTGATGCCACTCAATCCGATCTTATTAAAACCCATGAAAAAAATGGGATTCTAGATTTTATGAAAATTATTCGTGCAATGGAATATGATTTTTCCACTGTAGAGTTTGGAGTTGATGATATTGTTCGTTCTGGACTTGTCAAAAACTATATTGTTACAAAGTTGGCTTTAGGTATGTAATGTTTGTTCATCTAGATTATTTAAAAGAAGAAGTTGATTTAGAAGCCCAAACCATTGAAGGGACACGTTTTTATCGTGTCCCTTCTGGTAGGTTGTATCCTTCCATCACTTCAGTTACCAGTTTTTATGGTAGACAAAAGTTTATTGAGTGGCGTAAGAGAGTTGGTGATGAAGAAGCCAATAAAATCACTAAAGTTGCTACAGAAAAAGGAACTAGATTTCATGATCTCGTTGAGAAGTATATGCTTAACGAGAATGTGGATGATTATAATCCCTTACCAACCACTAAGTTCCTATTTCTTGCAGCTAAACCATATCTAGATCGTATAAATAATATACATGCCTTAGAAAAGTCACTATACAGTGACTACTTGGGACTTGCGGGCAGAGTAGATTGCATCGCTGAGTACGAAGGAGAGCTCGCAGTTATTGACTTTAAGACTTCAAAGAAAATAAAACCTGAAGAATGGATTGAAAACTATTTTGTCCAGGAAACAGCATATGCTTGCATGTATTATGAAATGACTGGTATTCCAGTCAAAAAATTGATCACAATTATGGTCGCTGATAATGGAGAATGTTTTGTCTATGAAAAAAGAAACAAGGGTCACTATATTAAACTTCTTACCAAGTACATCCGAGAGTTCGTCGATCATCATACCGAAACCTATGCAGAACAACACTGAAGATGTAAATTCACTCATTAAAGAAAAATTTCTCTGTCAGTCTAAGTTTGCACAAGACATTGAACATCTTGTGATGAGTTCAAAAATCAATTATATTGAAGCCATCGTCACATATTGTGAAGAGAATGGTATTGAGTTTGAGTCTGTGTCTAAACTTATTTCAAAACCACTGAAAGAAAAACTAAAACACGAAGCAACTCAACTTAACTTCCTAAAGAAAACAAGTCGTGCTAAACTAGTATTCTGATGACGCCAATAGAGGTATACAAAACGTACCTGGCATTCAAGAATCATTTCACTAAACCAAACTACGATTACTTTCAATATTGTGGGAAGTCTAGAGCTTCTAAAGAATCGTTCAATAAAAGAAAAGATCGTTACTTTTTTGAACGTATGTCTCGTCAAAAATCTGATGACGAGATTCGTCAATATTTTTTGGCTAATTTTGTAGAATGTGACGATCCAGCTAAACTCTGGATCGGTGAAATTATTGAGTCGGGTGAACAAAACTATTCAAACTGGTTAAAAAGATCGCAGAGTCTTTCGTATCTCTTCAAAACGGAAGCCGAAGTCTTTCTTAATAGAGAAACCTTTGATTCTTTATTTGAGATCAAAGGTTCATCTCATCCAGAAATTCTTAAAAAGTATCTACAAAATGCAATATCCATAGAAACTTTTGCTATCATGGATATGATTCTAGACTTTACCAAAAAATTTGATAAAAAACTTATAGACCCAGTGTGGGAATCCGTCAGTTTACGCATCAAAAAATACAAATCTTTCCTAAATATTGATAAGGAAAAGTATATACAAACTCTAAAGGAAATTGTATTGTGATAGAAATTTTTGAATCCGAAGTGAATGAACTTAAAGAACTTCGGGATCTTCTTAGGGATTTCATAATTGATCATAATACAAGTATTAAATATAGTCATTATTACATACTGTTAGGCGATAAAACTTTTCTTGAAGTTCTCGAAGATACTTTTTATGAACCTCATTTAGATAAAGATCTAAAGAAAAAATATGTGAAATTGATGAAAGTTTTTCTGGCTAAATTGAAAAAAATGTATCATAAACTTTGTTTTCAAAGTGATCCAGAATCACTTGCACTGAGGACTATACTTGAGGAAGCTTTTATAAATTTGGGATTTTCCAAAAATAGTCATCAAAAGTTTATTAACTTAGAAAATACAGTAAATCGTATAAGTAAAAAGGAGACTGCACTGTGAGTGGATTTTTCCAATCCGAAATAGTAAGAGAAGCCATCAAAGAGATGGAAGAACTTCAACAAAAAATTATTGAGGATACCTTTAAAGCTCCCATCATGAATAGGGAACAGAAAAGGGATCATGTTGAACTAATGAGAACTTTCTTGGAAAAACAAAAGAATCTCTATTTCCGTCTTTCTCTTTCCGATGATCCAGAAGCACTTGAAATGAAAGAAAGAATTCAAGATGCTGCTAAGTTCTTGGGATTTGATGGAAATAATGTTAATGATTTATTTGCAGAGATGGAAAATACTCTGGATCGTTTAGATAAAATCGCAGACATGTAAGATGACGTATCACTACAAAATCACCTCTTCATATTGTTACCATAATGGTGAGATTGTAGATATGTTTTTTATAAATGGAATTCCATTTACATTTGATGATATTCCATTAATTATGCAAGAAGATCCATATATACAGGTAGAGGCAGAAAGTAATTTCGAATATACATCCGAAGACATGTATCGTTGGTCAAATTATTTGATCATGGAAGAATGTCACCCTCTTATGTTTGAACTTCAACTGGAGAACCCAGAGGAGCTCCCCAAAGACTAGGGCTTGACAACCCTTCTTCCTTCAAGTAAGATAAAGTCGTCCCAAAGGCCAAATACACTCAATACGGAGAATACAAACATGTCTTTTGCTGATCTCAAGAAACAGTCCCGTGCTGGCTCACTGACTGAAAAATTGATCAAACAAGTCGAAAAACTGAATAGTGGAGAAGGTGGTGCTGATGACCGCTTCTGGAAGCCTGAAGTTGATAAGGCTGGTAACGGTTATGCAGTAATCCGATTCCTTCCTGCACCTGAGGGATGTGAACTTCCCTGGGCACAAGTCTGGAGCCATGCGTTCCAAGGTCCTGGTGGTTGGTATATCGAAAACTCTCTGACCACTCTCGGTCAGAAAGATCCTGTCTCTGAACACAACCGTGTTCTGTGGAATAGTGGTTCTGATCGTGATAAAGAGACTGCTCGTAAACAGAAACGCAAACTGTCTTACTACTCTAACATCTATGTGGTTAGTGATCCTGCACACCCCGAGAACGAGGGGCGTGTGTTCCTGTACAAGTTTGGTAAGAAAATCTATGACAAGATTACCGAAGCAATGCAACCTCAGTTTGCAGATGAAGAAGCCATCAATCCTTTCGACTTTTGGACTGGTGCTAACTTCAAACTGAAGATTCGTAAGGTCGAAGGTTACTGGAACTACGATAAATCAGAGTTTGATAAACCTTCAACTCTTCTGGATGATGATGACAAACTGGAGCGTATCTACAAGAATCTGAACGATCTGAATGAGTTCAGTGCTGCATCTAACTTCAAAACTTATGATGAACTGAAGAAACGTTTTGATTATGTTCTGGGTGCAAAAGCTCCTGCACGTCAAGATCCCGAAACCATCGAAGAAGATGAACAGTGGGAAGCTGAACGTCGTGGTGAATCTGCACCAAAACGTTCAACTCCTTCTTTTGAAATCTCTCGTCCTGCAACTCAAGAAGAAGATGATGAAGATGCAGATGATGCACTGAGTTATTTCCAACGACTCGCTGAGTCCTGATAAATCAAAAGGAGGGATAAAACCCTCCTTTTTTCATATCTTCATTACTTTCTCGTTATATGTTGACTTAAGTTTATCATTAATATAATTTGGATCATCTTCGTTGTACGTCATAATATTTCTGAGATCATCAATGATTGTAGATAAGTATTGTGGCTTCAAAATCAATATTCTTCGTTTATCATCATTCAATCTAGATTCATATTCATAATTAGTTACTGGTTTGCAAAGTATAGATCCAGGAACTCTAACTATAGAGTTTGTAGATGGATCAAAATACTGAAACTCATCTGTAATTTTTTCTTGCCATCTAGTTCCATTCCATCTCCATGTTTTTTGATTTTGGCTATAGGTCTCGTTGATGTCAACATTTAATATTTCTTGTGGGGCATCTATTGTAATAGTTGGAGTAGTAACATAATTTATTCCACCATCAAGAATATTAACTTCTGATATACTTGTTTCCGATATTTTATATGATATTACTGCCCTCCTTGATATTGGGGCTTCTTCAATAGTTACTGTTGGTGCAGTAAAATATCCAAATCCGGGATCATTTATGGTAATACTTTCTACTACTCCACCAGTTGTTAAATTTGCTGTACCTGTAGCTCTAACTTCTGTATATGGTGATCCAATAGTAACAGTTGGAGCTACGGTATAACCAACTCCGGAATTTGTGATATTAATTTCACTAACTGATCCATTAGTAAGTATTGCAGTTCCTTTTGCAGTAGAAGTTAAAATATATTCATAAATTTTATCGGTATATCCTCCTGCAATTAAAAATTTACTCCTACTTTCACTAATATAAATGTCACATGGGGCTCCGATTCTATCCCCAACATAAAATGCATATTGAAAAACTGCACTACTTAGTTGCCATGGAGACTGCAAATCATATTCGTAAATACTAGAACTTCCTTCACTTGTAACAAATAGTTTAGATCCATCAGATTTAAAAGTAAATCCAAGAATAACATTATCACCAGTATTAGTTGTAATATTTAAACTATCTAATACAGACACACTTTTTGTAGTAATATCCCAAGGAGTTGAAAGATTATATTCTTTGATTATATCGGGGTCAGAAAAGTCTAAAATAAAAACTCTAGTGCCATCAGATTTAAATCGGATCCCACCTGGATAATCTATTGATATTTCATTCAACTTTGATGCAGTTGAAAGATCCCATGCAGAACTCAATTCAAATGTAATAATTTTATATGATAGTTCAGCGCCTCCAGTTACATACATTAAAGTTCCATCTGGTTTAAATTCGACGCCAGTTGTATAACTAAAATCTGAACTAATATCAAATTCATATGTCAATGTAAGTGTATCAATACTCCAAGAACTACTCAAAGTGTATTGTTTAATTTGATTTGCACCAGTAAAACTAGCAGTGTACAAATAAGTACCAGTATCATCTAAATAAAATCCTTCAAGGTCATTGCCGATTGAATTTTGCGATTCTTTATCATATAGGCCATCAATGGTTCTGGGTGATGGAGAAAAAGTTACTTCTGGAGTTGTAAATCCATAACCAACTCCCCCAACTAAATTTTTTATGGTTGTAACTCCATCAAAATTAATTCCTTCCCCCAATTCGCATTCAGCTGTGGCTTGAATTGATTTGACGGGATCAGAAAATGTTACTTGTGGAGGATTATTATATCCCTGACCTCCATCCAAACTCACAATTGAGGATACTCTAAAATCCGTAACCAAAGAGAAGGCCGAAGCATTTGCAGTAACGGGAGGTTCTGAAATTGCAATTCTTGGTATTTTTTCATATCCCAATCCGGGATTTGTAATTTCAATAGATTCTATAGTATTACCAACTCCAATAACTGGGGTTAGTACAGCTTGAGTTCCTGGGATATAAATTGGAGGAAAAGTTATTCCTGGTGGAAGAGAGGTTAAATCTTTGTACTCTGGAGTATTGTAAAAAATTTCATCAAGTATTACTCCTGCAGGAAAAACTTCTCTACCAAAAGTGTCTTTTATGGAGACCGACTCATAATGATGAATATCTAGTATAGCCTCTTCGGAACCATATTTTTCCAACAAATAGGTGTTAAAATTGTCAGTTGTTAGTGGCCACTCATCCTGAAAATTAATGATGTTGTTAGAAACTAATATAACCCAATCTAATTCTGGATCTCCATAAATTCTTTCTGCAATTTGATCCGGTCTTTCATTTTCAGTAATTATATAATATTCAAATGCTGAAACTATTGAAATAATATCTTCTCGGATTTTTCCTCTTTTGAAAATATTCTTAACAATAAGAGTCTCATCATTTGAGGTTTCATTTTTTGTTCTGTTAAGAACTTGGATATTGGGTAGTTCGTTAAAGTAAGCCATTTTAGTATCCTATTGAGTTAGAACTTACATTTGATAAATCACCTCTTCCACTAAATATGTTTCCGTCTTGATAATCAGTATCATAAATGGGTTCAAGTTCATCAAACATCAGTTGCATTGTAGTTGAAACTGGTTGACCTTTCTCGTATGCAGCCCAAAAACCATCTGGTGTATAATTACAACTAAAACTTTTCAATGCACAAGTTTTAAATTTATTTACACCAGGTATTTCATTGGTTCTATTTGTTCTAAATTCCAATTTGAAAACATTTGGAGTTCCTAAGAAGAAAGATGCTTGTCCAGATTTTCCAGACATCTTCTTAGCTGCCATGCCTTGTTTGAAAAATCTTATAATCTTTCTAATCATAGCGGCTTCTTCTACACTTCTTGGAGATAACCTATAGTTAAACGTAAAACTTCTAAGAGTTGGGGAATTGAATAACAACTCTAGATTCGAATTGGGAACGATACCTGCGCCTCTTGCAAGAATTGATTCAGATTCAACTCCCATACCTTGAAGCTTTAACAATCTGGATACTCCTTCGGATCCAATTAACATTCCCAATTCTTCACTTACTCCGTTTTTAGTCAAATTTTCTATATTTTTTGTCAACAAACCCGCTTTAGCACCTTGCGTCATTCCAGCTCCGAATAGACCTCCAAGTGCAGCACCAGCGGCCGCTGTTGTTGCTGCAGATTTAACGGTTCCTAATGTATTTGCGGTTATAGCAGTTGCAAGATTTCCCATCGAATCATCACCCCAACTAACATTATTACTATCTGCAATACTATTAGGCATAGGAAGAAATACAGTTCCAAGTACTTCTGTGAAATTAGATACTTTTTGAACTCCTCCACTTAATGTTTGAATAGCTGATGCAGTGCCTCCAAAAATAGCATCAGCTCTAGATGGTCTATATCTAGATTGCGATATTGCAAAATGGTCCTGTTGACTTGTCATCATGTCTAGAGGATACTTTATCTCTCCACCAAATATTTCCTTTTCGTTTTTTACTCCAAACTTATCATTATTGACTGCAAAATTCTTATAACTTTGTGCTGGATTTTCTAGAAATGCGAACAGAGATCCAACTCCTCCTCCACCACCAGCTGGTGTTGTAGCCGCAGCAACAGCAGCCGCTGTAGGAGTTGTATTTGGAGGAGCAATACTTGATGATGTAGTAACGGTTCCTGGGGTTTGTCCTCCTGTAGAAACAACTGTTCCCGCTGATGTGGTAGTATATCTTACATTGTATCCGCCCAATCCACCAGTTGTTCCTGTAACTTCATTTTGTGGTGTAACTGATTCTTGTCCGGAAGTTCCTCTAGTAAAATTTCTAGATGCCCATTGTGGCAACTTTGATCCGGAATTAACTCCACCAATACTAGTATATGCTGATTGAATTGATATAATAGTTCTTATGTGCAAATCATTCTGTTCATTTTCTGAAAATCCTAATGATGTTGCGGAAGTGTTCCATTTACCATCTACATAGATAGGTTTTGTTCCAACGGGAGCATTTTGTTGAATAATTTGAACATAACCTGTTCCTAGATCATATTGAAGATCATATGGAACTCCATTTTTAGTCACTAATGGTTTTAAAACGTTTATATACGCCACTTATGGTTTACTCCAAGCTTTGTGATTGGGGAAGGGTTGACCTCTTATATCAACAAATTTTTCAGTGGGTAATAATGCAACGGAGGGCCAATCTTTTTCCGGAACTCTTAAAAATCCTCCAGAAACTCCAGAAAAAAAGTAACGATGAATAGTATTACGAGGTATACCTATGGTACTGCCATTATTTATTAGGCCTTTTGCAACTCCTTCACGATATTGTCTATTGAGGTAATGTAAATTAGTACCTACAAAATAATTCTGATCATACTTAATTTCAGTAACATATACTAAAGGTTGTCTATCAAAAAAGGATAACTTGGGAGTATTTGCTCCATAAATGAAAAAATACATTCTACCAATTTCAATGCCACCAGTATCTGAGAGGTTTATATCATTTTGATCCAATTCACCAAGATACTGTCTAAGTTGGCCAGAAAACCAGTCTCCACTTTTGTTTTTTCCTTTTACTTGTTTAAGTAAATCATATCCAAATCCTTTTCCATCAATATACGGTTCATCCCTCCAACTCATATTCCTAGATCCTCTTCAGTCATGATTCGGAATTCATAATTACGATCTGCACAATATTCTTTTGCTGCTTCCCATTTTGCTTGGTTTTTTACCCATGTTTGAACTTTATAAGCCCATGCCTTTGTTCTTTTTTTAGGATTCTGTTCAGGCATTTCAACTTCTTTTTTTGGTTTAATTTCTATAACTACCATTCGAGTATTTCCACTTTTGTCTTTATACTTGACAAAAAAATCTGGAAAATATCTATGAACTTTACCATCAAGAGGTGAACGATACGGAATCCAAAATTCTTCAGACGCCCATTGACCTACGCTTTCATTTAGATCACAATAACGCATGAATTTTCTTTCCCACAGAGAACGATAGACAATATTTGCGGGATCTCCTCTATATTTTTTTGGATTTTCTGGCCTATATTTTCCCTTATAACTCATATACATACTATAGATCCTTAAGTAATATTTATAGATGGCTGAGCCTAATCCATACAGAGTAGATCCAATCTACCTAAGGATGACCCTGCCTAGGAATACAAATGATGGTCGTGCCGCTTTACCTGGTGTTAGCGAACTATTTGGTGAATTATCTGTAACTAGTCAATTTAAAGTTACTTTGTTTCTAGGTGATACTTATCCTGTTACAGATTCGGACTCAGATATTAATGCTTGGTTAGTTACTTGTGGTGTATTGGGATCAAATTTATTCAGTGGAAATCAGTCCTATTTGAATTCACTTCGTTATGAATTCATGTGCAGTGAGACGTTCCTTCCAGGAGCATCTTTTGGTATGTTGGAAGAAACTGGAAGTAGACAGGGAATGGTAGAAAGATTCCCAAATCGTAGAGATTTTCCAGAAGTCACAATGACATTTTATGTTGATGCTGAGTATGGAATTATTCGTTTGTTTGAAGAATGGATGAATTTCATAAATCCTCTTTACAATCGACAGGGTAGATTGACATCTGGTAATCCCAGAGGAGGAGTTGGTCAATTCTCAGATGATCAATTTTTTAGATTTAGATATCCAAATACGTATAAAAGAGATTTAGCGATAACTAAATTTGAAAGAGATGTTTATGTGGATCCTAATACTAGGAATGTTGAAAGAACGCCATCAATGTTAACTTATAAATTTATTAATGCTTTTCCAACCAACTTGACAGCACTACCAGTAACTTATGAGGGCAGTACCATTACAAAAACTACAGTGAGTTTCAATTACGATCGTTATGTGATATTGAATCATTTTGGAACAGGCCAAAATACATATTCAAATCCATTTGTAACCGAAAATGGAGAAAATATAAGTCTTACCAATCCAAGTTTTAGTTGGGGTGAAGCTCCAAATTATTTCACAAATCCAACATTTGGAGTTGGTTCTGGTATTGATGTTTCACCCGATTTCAGACCACTCTAAATAAGTTTAACTGATTACATAATTAAATGCCATTACCTAAGATTGCCACACCAACTCATGAACTTAAATTGCCTTCTACAGGAAAACCAATAAAGTATAGGCCATTTTTAGTTAAAGAAGAAAAAGTTCTAATTTTAGCTTTAGAAAGTCAAGATATTAAACAGATTACATTAGCAATTAAATCTGTTCTAAAAGATTGCATTTTAACCAAAGGAATTAAAGTAGAAGATTTGCCTTCCTTTGACATTGAATATATTTTCCTAAACGTTCGTGGAAAATCTGTTGGAGAATCTATTGATTTGATTGTTACTTGTTCGGACGATGGGACAACAGAAGTTCCAGTTAAACTTTTTGTAGACGAAATTCAAGTTCAAAAAGACGAAGAACATTCTACAGAAATCAGAATTGACGACAGTATTGTAATCAAGATGAAGTATCCTTCATTGGAACAATTCATCAAAAATAATTTTGATTTTACAACTCAAGAGTCCGTATCAACTATTGAGAGATCTTTTGATATCATTTCATCTTGTATTGAATCAATCTTTACAGAAGAAGAAGCTTGGGCAGCTTCAGATGTAACAAAGAAAGAGTTGATTGAATTCATTGAAAGTATGAACGCAGATCAATTTAAGAAGATTGAAAAGTTCTTTGAAACTATGCCTAAACTATCTCATACTTTTACTGTTATAAATCCAAATACTAAACAAGAAAATACGGTAACTCTGGAGGGACTTACCAGTTTTTTCGGCTAATTATGGCTCATATTGATCTTGAGTCATACTTCCGAATTAACTTTGCTCTCATGCAGTTCCATAAATACTCTTTGACAGAGATTGAAAACATGATGCCTTGGGAGAGAGATATTTATCTTGCCCTATTGAAACAACATATAGAAGAAGAAAACCTAAAGGCACAACAGGCGGCAAACCGTGGCAGTTAGTTCACTACTCAATCCATCTAGTATTGTTAGAGAAAGACCAACAACGGCTGCAGCTGCTCAGAATTTTATTACTGGTGGAGCTCCTCTCGGTGGAGGAGTTGTTGCTAGTGCTGCTAACAAAATTGTAGGCTTCCAAAGAGGAGCAAGTGCAGTTGCCGCAAGACCACCTGATTTAAATTCTATCATTCAAACCCTATCATCGAACATTTTAAATAATGTTGAAAATAGGGTACAATCAATAAATCAAAATGTAACTCAGATAGTAAACAAAAAAGTTGGTGAGTTACAGACAGATCATAAAGAAAGGTTAGATAAGATTGATGCTGCGAGACCCAATTCTATCTTACAAAATTTCTTAAATTTATATAAAGAAGCTATTGGTTATATTCAATTCTTAGGAAATAAGAAGAATGTAAAAACTCTTGGTGAAAATCTAAAAGCGATTCAAACAGTATTTACTGAAACTTTTAATGTTGCGAAGATCATTCGTCAAACAATCTTAAGAATAGTAAAACAACTTTCCAATTTACCTACTGCATCTACTGGTGGCGGCGGATTAAATTTGGATATTGCTGTCCCTGGTGGACCTCTTAAGAGAGGGCCAATGTCCAAACTTTCAAGAGTGTTGAGAGCGGGCAGAACAGGACTTATGTTGGGTGGGGCTGCATTAGCAGGTGGACTAGGATCTAAAGTCGTGAGTGGAATGTTAGACATTGGTGGAGATGTTCAAGCCGCACCAATGTCAGAAGGGACGATACCTGGAGAGTTGTTGGATCGTTTTAGTGCAATATTAGACAGATTCTCTACTGCAATTAATTCCCTATCAAAGGTTAAAAAATCTCAACCTTCTGCTGGTGGAGCCGCTCCAGTTCCACAAAAACCACCAGCTCCACCACCAGGAGGAGGTAGTGGTGGTAAAACTCCACCAACTTCTACTCCAGGAGTGACTTCTAAAGGAGTTACTACAACTGGAGAAAAAGGAGTCTTGGATCTCATTGCTTCTGTAGAACAAGGTCCAGAGGGTTATGATAGCTTTAATCAAAGTGCTGGAAAAACAAAAGGAAAAGCCACAGAACAAACTATTGGATGGTTGGCTAAAAATGCACGAGGGGCTATTGGTAGATATCAACAAATGCCTCAATTTCTACTAGAGAGAGCAAAAAGAGCTGGATTTGATGAAAATACTAAGTTTACTCCTGAAGTTCAAGATGCAATAACTTTGAATGAACTTAGAAAAGGACATTCATTAGATAAGTTCTTGAGTGGACAAATAACAGAAGAACAATTCTTGCAGAAACTTTCTCCAACATGGAGAGGTCTTCCACAAGGACAAATTAATGCTGCAAAACTTGGTGGTACTGCAGAAATGACCTACCAAGATCGTTATGCTGGAAGAAATGCTGCAGGTAAAACATATGCACAAACTATATTAGAACTAAAGAACATTAGGGGCGGTGGAAATAAACCAGTTGCAACTCCACAAAAACCACCAACAGTTGCAGCAGCACAAACCCAAGCCACAACACAACAACAAATTGCACAAACAGTATCACAACCACCAGTCC